AATCCACCCATATCAAAAGCAACTGCACCGATATTTTTAGGATATACTTCATGGTAAATTAAACCCCAAGTTCTATGTTGGTATCTATCTAATGCGAAGACACCTAACGATCCAATAAAATCGTTATAGTAACCAAGATTCCATGTTTGTGTATCAAATACTATTTGTTGCCATGCATCAAAATATCCTCTCTCCCAAAGGTTTCTACTCATGATAAAATTTATTGAAACGTCTTCAGCATAGGTGACACCAGTAGGAAGTTGTCTGACAGGGCCATATATATTAGTATCATCCATTGTATCTATTGCTCGACCTGCTACATTAATGGATTCCGCTCTGATAACTAGACCATCGTGATCATTAACAGATAATCGACCATGCCCAGCTGATCTCATTTGTAGTTTCGCAGGCGGGTCTATTTGTATTTCAAATTTATTTGATTCTGCAACACCCCCACGACCTATCTCTGCTTTAAATTTGTCTATCCATACAGCCATTAAATCATACTCCTTGATTCTCTCCATACTGCTGATTCAGATGCTTTTCTAAATCTTTGTACGGGGAGCAGTGTTGCAATAGTAAATTCATCAGCATCAATCCTACGAAATTGTGATTGGACTTGTCCTGCTAGATATCTATGAAGGGTAGGTTTCACTTCTCGTATTCCTTTCACTCTGTCATAACTTACTTTTAAAATGGTACTTTCATCAAAATTGGTATTATTAGAGAAATCTACTAAATTGTCCAGTAGTCTTAATCTAAGCGGGATGGACAAATAGTGTAAGTTAATACCTAAGAATCCATCTGGATACGTTTCTAATGGTAACACTAAAGGAAACGTGTCATAATATGGTAGAGTTTTAGCATGTTTAGGATTGTAAAAGAACATGTTTAGTTTACCATAAAATGGACGTGCGCTACGTTTACCATCTCGTATTAATTTCTGTGCTTTAGGATCACCAAATTCTTTTATCTTTTCTCTATACCATTGAGTAGACCTTGGGCGTCCCTTTGCTGCATCTAATACACTTTGAATATATTGACTTTGTGCCATGTCTTTATTTATAACGAATGTCTAAATGGTCCTCTGTCAATATCTTAAATTCCATGTCATTACTGTTACACCACTCTGTTGCGTACTTCCATTTCGCTTCGTTGATACCCCATGTTTTAACATCTTTATACCATCTACGAGTTTTTCTTTTAGGAGTAACTGTAGGGGGGACAGTTTGTTTCTTTGGTTTCACCTCAATTATCATCTTTTTGATACTACCATTCGCTTGTCGAACTTTAATATAGAAATCTGGAAAATATCTGTGTATCTTACCATCCCAAGGTGATAAATATGGTATAATGACTTCTTCACTGCCCCATTCAAGTATCGCTGCATTGTCATCACAATACTTCATAAACTTACGCTCCCATGAAGAGCGGTATATCACCTTTGATGGATCGCCGAGATATTTTTTAGAATTTTTTGGGGTGTATCGACCTTTATACGCCATTGTATATAAATACTTTCATAAGTATTATTTATCGGAGATAAAATAATGGCTGTTATAGATGACAAACTCTTAACCCCCAGACAACGACAGGCCCAGACCGGCGGCAAAAACCCATCCATCAGGCATGGGCAACGAAAAGCATATGAAACCGGGCGTATAAGTGAAGCCAAAAAAACTCATAAACCACGAATTACACCAGATCAGATATGGGCTAAAAAGGGGTTATTTTCTAATCCAGCATATGCGCCCATGTATGGCGGCGATGGTACAGAATTCGAAGGGGATGATACGGAAGCACCTATTCCTGAAACCGCTGGCGCCAAGACAGTGCCCGCTTATGTAGACAAGGATAAGGCCTTCTTCAAAGGACCACAATCTGATAGAGCAAAGACATTAGGTGTAACAAAAATTGTACAGTATCCTAGAGAACCTATAGGACAATATGATGAAGCAGGCGGGTATAGTCGTTATGGTGGTACAGAAGGGGTTTCGCAAAATGGACATTACATTTTGTTCTATATCAATGTGAGTGAGAGGTCAAAGATGACGGGACTTAGTGAGAAAACACAGTCTGCAAATGCTAAAGCCTTCGGCGAGAAAAGGAAGCAGAAAGAGAACGAATCTAATGAGGTGTTCAAAGCCAGAAAAGAAAACTCTGCAAAGGCGTTTAAGCTTAGCAACGAGTTCAACCGTGGAGCAGGTAGTACAAGGGGCAGTGATGCCGTTTTTGAGAACAGAGATGTTGGTACTACAATAAGTAGACATCTTAATTCGGGATTGGCTGGTGCTAGAGCAGCAAATGATACTGAAGGTGGTGATGAAAGTCTTTATGCTAAAAAAATATCTCAATCTAAGAGATTGTCAACTGCTGTTGCGCTTTATATGCCCGCACAAGTACAAACCAGTTATGCTTTACAATATAGTGATGTAGAATATGGTTTTAAAGCTCAAGCGTTCGGTCAATTGTTTGACATGATAGACGGGCAGCAAGGAGCGGTTCAAGGCTCACAGATAACAGCTGGAGCCCGAAAAATGGCACAAGGAGTACTTAATACTGTTGCTCCAGGCGCTACAGCTGCGGTAAACATTAAACAGGGGGTTGTTGTAAGCAATAGGATGGAGTTGTCTTTCCAAGGTGTTAATCGCAGAGAGTTTCAGTTTACTTTTAATTTTCTACCCAAGAGTGAGATGGAAGCCATAGAAGTTGAAGACATTATTAGTATATTCAAGTATTATTCACATCCAGATTTTGTAGCAGGTTCTGCTGGTAATATGATGACTATTCCAGATACCTTTGATATATCTTACATGTATCAAGGAGCAGAGAATTCCTTTCTTAACAAGATTTCTACCTGTTTCTGTACCAATATCGCAGTAACATATGGGGGCGATAGATATTCCACACATACACCAACAGTTAGTAGGCATGGTCAAGGAGCATTAAGTCCACCCCCAGTAAGGTCTTCTCTTACTATGACATTTAAAGAATTGGAGATTCTTACAAAACCAAGAATCGATCAGGGGTATTAACATGTATTTTTCACTATTTCCCCTTACATTATATGATTCTACAGGCAAAAATAAAGCAGCAACTGTTGCTCCCAATTTACTTAAAAGAGTTGCTATGCGTACTAGAGCAAAAGAGAATTCATTCATGTTTAGTAAATACAACATCTCTGAGGGAGAGACTCCAGAGAGTCTTGCCTTTGATTTATATGATAATGCTAATCTACATTGGATTATCCTTTTAACAAATGGTATTACAGATCGTTATTATCAATGGCCACTAACATATCAACAGTTTGCGTCTTTCATTGATAAAAAATATACAAATGTTGATGCAGTACATCATTATGAAATAAATTTTACATCAGGTGATACTACAAAAGTGGTTAATGTTGGAACATCTAATACTGATTACCCCAGCGCAACGCCAATTACAAATTATGAATATGAATTGGCTAAACAAGAGGAAATACGGAAAATTAATCTTTTATCTTCAGAACACGTCCCCCAATTTTTAAAAGAATTTTCAAAGTTAATATAGGATTGTTTTTATAATGACGGTCACATTAAAAAATCTTCAAAATGCTGGTGAATTCGAAGTAATAGACGCTAAACTGCATGGTAACGGCGTAATTATTGATTTAAAAGAAAATCTTAGCATGGCAGCGATAAAGTGGTATGAAGATATATCATGGCCATGTATACATGGTGAACTGATAATTACAACTACTCATGCCTATGCTGACCAGCTCCCCATTCTAGGACAAGAAAAATTAGAGCTCATATTAGGGACTCCCGACTTCCCAGAACAATTCGATTTTGGTGGAGAACTTGAGGACGGGAGATGGTTTGATGTGTATGCTGTAGAAAATCGATCACACGACAAAAATTTACAGTCATTTGTGATTAAATTTGCATCACCTGAGTCTTTAACAAATGCTAGAATTACATTTAGTGAATCCCTGCAAGGAACATATTCTGAAATTGTTGGACAGGTAATGCTAGATCATATAGATACGAAGAAAGCCGTGTTTTTAGAAGCAACTAATGGCGAAAAAAATGTGGTTGTAACTACTCAACATCCGTTTAATGTCATTGGCACTGCTGCATCACATTCTTTAACAGATGATAAGAAATTACCCGCATTTCGTTTTTTCGAAAATCGTGAAGGATTTCACTTTAAAAGTGTTTCTACTTTGTTCAAACAACCTTCGATATGGAAATTTGGAGTTAATGCAGAAGGGCTGAAACAAACTGGTCAAGGACAAGCTGATTTGGTTAAAGATTTACAATCGCTGACACATATGACTTTATCTCAGAATGACAGGTTGATGGACACTGAAGATGGAGTTATCGGCGCTAAACTTATTGCATATGACATATTTAATAAGCAATATAAAACCCAAGAATATTCTTATTTTGTCAATTATCCACAAGAAGAACATGTAGAACATGAGGACGGTGGAGGACCAATATATAGAACTGAAGATTCTGATTATACTAAAAGTCGAGTATATTATCAACCTGTAAGTATCAAAAAGAAGAACGGGATGGATTTTAACGGATTGTTCTCTTCGTATAAATTAGAGAGTCCTGTTGAAGATATCAAGACTGCTCAAAAGAATTCTCAACTAAATCAATTAGACCAAGCTTTTAAATTAGAGTGTTCAGCGTTAGGGAATTTATCGTTAACTGTAGGTAAGATGGTAGATATTGTAATTCCGAAAGCAACTGAAGAGTTGATGGGAATGGTGCCAGATGATGAAATATTCAGTGGAAAATTCCTGATAACATCTATTATGCATAACATAGAGCTTACAGATGGTGGACAACATACTTCTACTATGACACTTGTAAGAGATTCGATACCAGATACCACAACTGATTTTTAAGGAGAGCTATCATACAAAAAACTCATTGTAATGTAACTTAACCATTTACAACAAAGGAAAACAATCATGGCTGGTAAGATTAAAAATAGAATTAAAAAAATGAATTTCCAATTACAAAAACGAACTCACCTACAAACGCCACTTTCCGAAGAAGATAAATATTTGATACAAATGGCAAGTTATAAACAACGAGATATAGGAAGATCCCATGAAAACATTTCACGACTTACAGGAGGGGGTCTACGATCCCAACATATTTAAAGCGATCTTCCTTGCTGGTGGGCCTGGCAGCGGTAAATCATACGTTGTCAGGCGTACCACTGGAGGGACAGGACTCAAGATAGTCAATTCAGATGATGCATTTGAGCATATGCTGACCAAGGCTGGACTATCTCTAAAGATGATTCCAAAGGAACTAGAACCTAGAGAGGTTGTTCGTAAGAGAGCAAAGGACATTACTGTAGATAAACATACCAATTATGTTGAAGGTAGACTTGGAATGGTTATTGATGGCACTGGTAAAAACGCAGATAAAATATTGCGTAGCAAAGGTCAACTTGATGCACTTGGATACGACACATATATGATATTTGTCAATACCTCGCTTGATGTCGCATTAGAACGTAATGCAGATCGCCCGCGTTCTATAGATGAAAAACTTGTTGTTCAATCATGGAAAGAGGTGCAGTCGAATATAGGCCTGTTCAGCAATATGTTCCGACAGGGATTTATCGTGGTGGATAACAATAATGCTAAAGAGGACGTTTTAAAGGGAGTATGGAAGCGAGTGCAGGGACTTTTGCGGAAGAAAGTCACCAATCCCAGAGCGAAGAACTGGATTGCTATGGAACTCGCCAAAAAAAGACGATAACTGTTGCAAAAATGTCACACTTTTCATAAATATTCAATAAAACGACAATCGATGTCATTATTAGCTTGACATTTCCTGTTTTATATGGTAGCCTATACATATGATGAGAAATAAGGAAATGGTTATGACCCTCGAAAAACGTATTGAAACAGCAATTGCTGAGAATACTGACCCATTCACCACGGATGCAGATATCCGATTCTTCGAGACAGAAGAACTCAAGACCTTCATGGAAGGCCTTTGGGGTG